CACTTTGGGAAACCTTCGACGTTCAAGGTCGAGTCGCATATCGCAAATGGACAATCTGGTTCGACCAGTCACCAGACCTCGAGAAGGACGACTGGATTGAAGTCACCGGTGACCTAGGCTCCAAGATCGGCACTTACGAAAAAGAAGGCGAAGTCAAGACCGTTGTCGAGCACTCAGTCAACTCACCATTTCTTGTTCAAGTCAAAAAAGACCGCGACACTGAAGGCCCACTCGGTGGCCGTCTAACCGCAGCTGAAAAGAACGCACAGTTCGACACGAGCGAAGCACCGTTCTAAATGGCGCAACTGCTGCACTGGTTCGTCGAGGGCATCCCTATCCCCCAGGGGAGCAAAACTGCCATGGTTGTCAATGGTCGAGCAGTCATGTTTGAAGCCAACAAGAAACACAAATCTTGGCGTGAGCATGTATCGTCGGTCATTCCAGCAATGACAGAGCCTTCGACGAACCCGGTGCGCGTCGAGCTGCTGTTCTTTTTCAACAAACCAAAAACCGTCAAACGTCAACACATGAGTGTGAAGCCCGACATCGACAAGCTCAGCCGTTCAGTGCTTGATTGCCTGTCTGGCCGTGTCATCAAAGACGATTCACAAGTAATCATCTTGAACGCTCGCAAAGAATACACAGACCAATCGCCAGGAGTATTGGTGCGCGTCTATGAAATCGACTAAATAACACTTTAGTAACGACTCGCAAAATGTGTTTGCCTAGCGTGTCAAGCAAGCAATAACCTAAACACGCAACACAAACCAAATCGGAGGAAAAATGAAACAACTAGCAATCGAGATGATTGGCGCAGCCATCATCGCAGTAATCATCGGAGCCGCGTTCTGGCTCATGGAATGGAACTATCTATTCGGTTTCGTTTACGTCTGGGTACTAATCGGCATCACACTGTCAATCGGAAAGAGACTTGACAGATGAACCTGGAACGAATCGGCGCACTAGCCGAAGCCCGAAGCATGGCCGAAATCCTGCTCGAACTACCAACCAACGAAAACTTCGCGAACTACCGCCGGGCAGTAATTACCGTGTCCCGAGTTTTTGACTGCTCCTTCGAGGAAGCAACACACATGATACGCAACCTAGTCGACAAGTTCTAAGGAGAGAACAATGGCAAAAGCACGCACAACCGACCCTGTAACGTCACACGAAGCCGCTGAGAGCGTCAAGAACGTCACACCTACACAAATACTCATCCTGAGCCTGCTGGAGATTCCACAGACCGATGAGGAACTAGTCACCAACTACAACAACCTGCGCAAACAACACCCCGACATCGTGCCAAGGGCATCAGCTAGTGGCATCCGTTCCAGGCGCGCTGAACTGTTCCAAATGGAACGTGTCGTACCGGTCGGCTATGCCATGACCGAATCAAACCGTCGCGCAATCGTTTGGGAGCGTGCCTAATGTCTGATGAATGGGAACTTACACCTAAAGAACAAGAAGCATTTCAGTCGGGTAAAAGCGTGGCCTACGAAAACGTGCTCGAGGAGCTTCTCGACTTTCACATCGAAAAAGGGCAGTTTGGCCACCTAACCAAACCTTCTAATGTTTGTGGCACCTGCCGCATCATTGCAATAGTAGAGGAGCTAGACCAGTGAACTGTGACGAGGAATGCGCAGCTGACAAAACCGAGGCCAAAGAGTTTGCCTACTTCAGCGGACTACTAACCGGGCGCAAGAACGAGCGCGAACGTATTATCAAGCTGATTGAAACAGACATAGAACAATGCGAAACTTTGCAGCAGGGCAGAATCTGTGAAATCTGTGACGGCAAACGTGAAGCAATCGAACTGCTAGGAGTAAAACGATGAACGACCAAGTTGAAGTCGAGTCCTGGGTCAACATGCTCATCAGTGTGGAACGTGCAGCTAAACTTCGCGAACGCCTAGCAATCCTAGAAATCGTTCTCGAGGAACTAAAACACGGCGAATCACAACTAGCCATCGACGCACTCGACCGAGTATGCGCCTCAATCGAACACCGAACAAACAAGGGGCTCTAATGGGACTGCTAGACGGACTAGAACCAACCAAAAACATTGACCCGTGCCGAGTCGGCAAACTCATCCTTGAGCTTGAACCAAGCGACCAGCAAATACTCATCCAGGCACTCGAGGATGACCGGTGGACTGCCCGCGCTTTAGGTCTAGCCCTAAACGCTAGAGGGATTACAATCTCTAAAGACACACTCCAAACTCATATGAAGAAAACGTGCCGATGCTCGAAAATCTAGAGCCACCAGTCGAGGAGCCAGCAGACATACAACATCTGCGCGCTGCACTTCGCAACTCTCAACGAGACCTGCTCAAAGCGAAAGACCGCATGGAGCACCTCACCGAAGTTACGCGAGCTGCAGCCTTCGACGCAATGCTGTCGATGGGCGGTGTGCCACGAGTACCGGCACCGACCAAAGACCGACGCAAAGGCCGAGCCGAAGTAGCACTTTGGGTCATGGGCGACTGGCAAGGTTCGAAAGTCACCACCAGCTACAACTCCGAAATCATGCGCAAGCGTGTCCTCGAGTTCACAGACCGAGCAATCGCCATCACTGAGATTCAACGCAGTCACCACCCGGTGCGCGAATGTTACATCGCATTCACAGGCGACATGGTTGAAGGCTTATGGAACTACCCTGGTCAAGCTTGGGAGATTGACTCGACACTGTTCGAGCAATACGTCAACGTTTCGCGCCTGGTTATCGACGTAGTGCGTGTAGCCCTAGCCAACTATGAGCACGTTACTATCGTTCCCGAATGGGGAAATCATGGCCGTATCGGTTCAAAGCGTGACGGCATTCCACGCTCAGACAACGTTGACCGCATGTGCTACGAACTAGCCAGGCAACTACTCCAGGATGAAAAGCGCCTCACGTTCCAAGAATCACCAGAGGACATCCAGCGACTCGAGATAGGCAACTACAGAGCCATCGTCCTACACGGTGACGAAGTCGGCCGTAACGGCTTCGCAAGCCCTACAGCCATCGTTACGCACGTCGCCAAGTGGAAGTCCGGCTCATACCCTTGGGCATTCCGAGACGCATACATCGGGCACTACCACACACACGCCGAATGGGCTCTACCAGACGGACTCGGTGCCGTCTACCAGACCGGCTCAACAGAATCAGACAACCGCTATGCCGGCATCACCATGGCAGCATCAGCAACACCAAGTCAACGCCTGCACTTCATCGACCCCGACAAAGGGCGAGTCACTGCAGCTTACAAAGTGTGGCTTGACTAATGAACTACCAGCCAGCATTTGACATCGACTTTCAACGTGGACTTGTCGGTGAAAACCTAACCAAAACGTTTCTAAACGACTTGGCTGGCTCACTCATCGAAGTAAAGACCGACTACCGCGCACACGAAACTGGGAACGTGTACGTGGAAACGCACCAGTACCCTAAAGGGCAACGCGAACAACACGAACTATCAGGCATAAACCTCTCCGAAGCCGACTGGTATGTATTCGCAGGGCCAGACAACACAGGCTTTATAGCAATCAAAAAAGAACAGCTCATGCGCCTAGTCATCGAAGCACCGCGCGCTGAAATCGCATCAGCAAACATAAACAGCAACCAAACACGCGGCCGATTAGTCCGCATCCAAGACATCATTGCAACAATCTTTAGAAAGGGCTAAGGCAATGGAACTGCTAATCATCATCGGGCTGCTAATCATCCCGGCCATCGTGTTCAAAATCATCGACTCAGTAGCCAAGATGCAAGACTTCGACGGCCTCGAGTATTTGGACGACGATGAGTGACTGGCACGATTCACCAGAATGGCGCAAAGCTAGAGCCTACGCCAAGACCCTGCTAGAACCACTGTGCGCCATCTGTGGCAAACACCTCGAGGGTAAAGACTGGACAATCGACCACATCGTGCCCCCTGGCAATGGGGAACCAAACCACGACATAAACAATCTGCAGTCAGCGTGCCGCTCATGCAACGGCCGTAAGCAGGATTCAGCACTTACTCGAGTATCATGGATGAATGAACGCTGGATTTAGGGCTTGGGCTTTTTTCTGACACACGAGAATCATCCCTGCTTGCAACTTTCCTTTACACAACCGAGTTAGATTATTTGGACTTGAACGGAGTCAACATGATTGAATCAGCCCTTAAAGACTGGCTAAACGAATGCGAACTGAATGCGGAATCTGCAGTGCTTGCGCTGATAGCCCTTCGCCTGGCATCTGAGTTCGACGACAAAGGAAACACGTCGACTGCAGCTGAACTTCGCAAGACTATCCTTGAGATTAGCCGACACTTGAACGGTTCCGCGCCAGAGTTTGACCCTCTGGCCGAGATGCTCAAAAGGTAATGCAACTTCCAGCCCGGTTCACTCCACCGCTATCGGCAGACTTCCCGACCGATGGCGACCGTCTCATTGACTTGATTGAACTGTGTTGGGTAACGCCTGAGAGTGACAAACCGCTCAAGCTCGACGAGTGGCAGAAGTGGCTATTGCGTGCCATGCTTGAGCGATACCCTGATGACCATGAGACGCATCCAGGTGAGTTGCGGTTCCGTCAAATCGTGGTGTCCCTTGGCCGCCAAAACGGCAAGTCAGTTCTTGGCGGTGCGCTGGCTCTTGAGGCTCTAGCGTTTCGGCGCGGTGACTGCCTGAGTCTGGCTTCGACCCGTGAGCAGGCTTCCATCATTTACTCGCGCGTGAAGCACGTTATTGACTCAACCCCTTGGCTTGCTAAACGCTTCAAAAAGACCACAGAAACCCGCGGTCTGGCAAAGACCGATGGCAGTGGCAAATACAACGTCAGTCCCGCTCGTGAGCCGTCTCTGCAGGGTATTACTATCGGTGGCCGGTGCATCCTCGATGAAGGTCACTTGGCGAAGCGTGGAATCTGGACTGCAGCACTGAAGGGAACCGCCGCGGTGGCTGGTGCGCAAGTTGTCATGATTACGACAGCAGGCGACCAAGAATCACAGACTCTAATCGACTTGTATCGCTCAGCGGAACAGGCTATCGCTGGTGATAAGAACCTGGAACGCTTCGGTGCGTTCATTTGGGAGGCACCAGCAAACTCTCAGCTTGATGACCCTGAAGCAATCAAGGCAGCCAATCCAGCAGTTGAAGCCGGGCGCATACCGATTGACCGAGTGCTCCAAGACATTCAGACGCAACCAGAACATGAAGTGCGCCGTTACACACTCAATCAGTTCATCAGTGGAGTTCGCGAAACATGGTTGCCAGGAGACTTGTTTAGACGCGCTGCAGGCACAGGCATCGAGAACATCGAAAACGCTATCCTCGGCGTCGATGTAACACGCAACTTCGAGCATGCAACTATTGCAGCTGCTAAACGAGTTGGCGATAACTTTGAGACCGAGATTGTTGCATCGTTGGTCAACCCGACTGAGGACAAGCTCGTGGACTTGATTGTGCAAATCTGCCGTAAGCAAGCCATCAACGCAGTTGCCCTCGATGACCGTGGAATGCATTCGCTACACCGCAAGTTGAAAGAAAAGGGCATCACTGTCTGGAACTTGTGGAATAAAGAAATCAACACGGCCTGCATGACCGCCTATGCCATGTTTGCCAATGGTCGAGTCACTCACAACAACGACCCTTTGCTGGTGATGCAGAACGGGCAAGCGGTCGCGAAGTATGTTGGCGAGTATTGGCAAATCTCTCGCAAAGACTCCATCGGTGACGTGGATGCGCTCCTGGCAACTGTCTGGGCGTTGCATGTCGCTAACGCACAAACAATGTCGGGTGTCGGAGTATACTAGATTCGACACACCGAATACGCCTAGAAGTTTAGAATCGGTCTAAAACTCATAAGGTTGTTTTATGGCCACACTTTGGCAAAGATTGACCGGCAACGTTCCTATTGAACGTCGAGCTGCTGTTCCTAACATTCCCGTTCGTTCTGACACTTACGTGAGCACTCAGACCGCGCTATCCCTAGCATCGGTCTACCGCGCGATTCAAATCATCGCCACACCAATCTCAAAGGCGTTGCCACTCGAAACTTACCGCTACGGCGGCGGCCTCGAGGTCAAGGTTGAAAACCCGGTGCTTGTCAACAACCCTTCACTTTCAGAATCGCGCAAAGACTTCATTTTCTCGACCGTCACCAGCCTCGCAATCAACGGCGAAGCCTACTGGTTCAAGTCATACGACTCACGCGGTCAAGTCAACGACCTAACCGCCCTCGACCCGACCACCATCAGCCCGCGCCTCGACGGCGTAAACGGAATGACCGGGCAAAAGGTTTTTGACTACATGGGCAAGACTTACACGCAGCGCGACATTGAGCACATGCGCTTATTCACCACAGTTGGCAACCTGCGCGGTCTCGGCCCGATTCAAGCTGCAGGCAACGACATCGCAACCGCGCTAGACCTACGCAACTTTGCAAGCACCTGGTTCGCTTCAGGTGGAGTGCCTACCGGTGTTCTAAAAACGGGCAAGATGCTCACTAAAGACCAAGCTGACGAGATTACAACGAACTGGCACACCAAGCAGGCGACTAGACAACTAGCGGTGCTAAGCGAGGGCTTTGACTATCAGGCCATCAACGCTACGCCGCAGGACTTGATGTTCACCAACGTCGCAGCACAGTCGACTCAGACAATCGCTCGCTTGTTTGGTGTGCCAGCACGTCTCTTGCTGACCGGTGTTGACGGCTCAAGCGACACTTACGCCAACTTGAGCGATGAGCAGCAAACCTTTTACCGCCACACTCTCATGGCTTACACCAACGCCATCGAGGATGCGCTTAGCAACTGTTTGCCCCGTGGCAACTCAGTTCGATTCAACTACGAAGGTCTCTACAAGGCAGACATGAAAACTCGTTGGGAGATGTACGACATCGCCACTGGTGGAGTTGCCTGGCTTACGCCTGATGAAGTCCGAGCAAAGGAAGGTCTCTAAATGGAGATTGAAACACGCCACATCGAGATGCGTCTCGACGACGACGCTGAGGGAACGATTCGCGGTATCGCCGTACCATACGGCCAGACCGCAGACATCGGCACTTACCAGGAGCAGTTCGCACCGGGTGCAATCCGTTCAGTCGAGGATGTCAAGTTGTTCTACGGCCACCAGCACGATGACCTGCCAATCGGCAAAGTCATTGAAGGTCGCGACACCGAGGAGGGCTTCGAGATTGTTGCCAAACTCACCAAAGGCGTTCAACGCGCAGATGAGACTCTTGCTCTCATGCGCGACGGCGTTCTAAACAAGTTTTCGATTGGTTTCAAGCCAGTCGAACAAACTCGTGAAGGCAAAGTCATCACGAGAACCCTCGTTGAGTTGTTTGAACTCAGCGTGGTACCCTGGCCGGCGTTCGCTGGCGCAGGAATCACCCAAGTTCGCGAGGAACAGGAACCAG